TTCAAAATAAGGCAGGTGAAACTGCTGATATATATATCTTTGATGAAATAGGTACTTATGGAGTAACTGCACAAGACTTTATATCAGAAATCAAAGGACTAAAAGATATGCCAATCAACTTACGCATTAATTCGCTTGGAGGAGATGTGTTTGATGGAATGGCTATGTATAATGTAATCAAAAGAAGAGAAGCTAAGACTACAGTCTATATAGAGGGTATAGCAGCAAGTATCGCTACTATCATTGCTTTAGGTGCAGATGAGGTGATAATGGCAGAGAACTCTTTATTTATGATTCATAACGCTTGGGGAGGAACTTCAGGAGAGGCTAAGGATATGCGTAAGACTGCAGAAACTCTTGATAAGATTACAAGTGAACTAACAGACATTTATGTAAAGAAGACAGGATTATCGTATGATACTCTTGCTGAGATGATGGATGAGGAGAGTTGGTTAAATGCTGATGAAGCTTTTGCTTTAGGGTTCATTGATACTATCTCTGACTCTATTAAAGTGGCTGCTAAGTATGATGTTTCTAAGTTTAAGAACATCACGCAGGAAGAAATTAAGAATAAATTAAGTATTAATATAAATAACAAAAAAATGACTAACGAGTTAAAAGATTGGTTCAATAGTAAGGTTGAGGAAATTGTTACTGCTGTAAAAGGTGATGTAAAAGTTTCTGCAGATGTTGCTGAACAAACTGCGATAACTGTGAACTTAGGAGATAACGAAGAAATTACAAATAAGATTTCTGAATTTGAAGCTAAGAACATTGAATTATCAAACAAAATATCTTTACTAGAAGAAGATTTGGTTTCTGCAAAAGGAAACAATGAAACTTTAACAGTAGAGGTTGAAGGTTTGAACGCAAAAATCAACAAGGCAGATGCTAAAGGTACAGAATTAGAAACTTCAAGCGACCCTGCAATAGTTGAAAACAAAGTAGTAGATGGCAATTCAGCATTTTACGCTGCAATGGCATCAAGAATAAGAAGTAAATTTAATAATTAAAAAATAAAATAAAATGGCAAATGTAGCAAATGAGGCAATCAACGCAACTTATGGTGGCGCTCAACTAAACGAAATCTTCTACGAACCAGTATTTAGAAGTGATGATATAATGCGTAACTACAGGGTAATACCTAATGTTAAGCACGTAATGAATGTATATACAGCAGCAGCTTTAACGAAAATCGTAGAGTCTTACACAACTTGTTCATCGGCAAGTGGTACTAAAGAATTTGATATTTCTGATAAAGTAATTACTGCAGGTAGATGTAGAGTTGCTTTAGAGCAATGTACTGATGAGTTTTTCGGAACTTTCATTGAGGAGTCTTATAGAAGTGGAGCAGATGTAATGAATATTGAAGGTACTCAGTTAGCTTCTGCAATCGTAAACAGAGCAGTAAAAGGTATCGCTTCAGATGTAGTAAGATTAGCTTGGGGTGGTGATGTAGATGGAGCAGTACCAGGATATGCAGTATTTAATGGTTGGATGGAATTAATGAAAACAGAAACTGTTTTAAATACAGCAGCAGCAGACCCAGCAAATCCAACAGCAGCAAATGCATTAGCTTTAATAATGCAAGTTTATGATGGCGCACCTGCAGCTTTACAGCAAGTAGCACCAGCAGATAAGAAAATGTTTGTAACTCCTAAGTTATATAACGCTTACTTACAAAATCTTGAAGGTAACGGAGCAGATTTAGCAATCGTTAATAGAGTAGATGCTGCACCTAGAGTTTCTTTTAGAGGTGTTGAATTAGTAGCAATGTATGAGTGGGATACTATCTTAACTGATACTAACCCAGATTTATTCAACAATGTAACTGACCTTACACAAGGTGTATGTTACACTGCAGTTGAAAACTTAATCATTGGTTCTGATGTAACTGACCCAGAAGGTTCTTTCAAAGTATTTTATGATGATTTAGAAGAGAAAATGTTTTTTAGAGGTTACTTCAAGTTAGGTGTACAGTACTTGTACTCTTCTCTTGTTCAGTGGGGACTTGTAATAACAGCAGTATAATAATAATGTAATAATAGAGGAGAGGGTGTAAAAATCTTCTCCTCTTAATTACTTTTTAATTAATTATAAAATAATAATAAAATGGCAATAGATACAGGTTTAGCAATCGCGTGTGCAGATTTACAAGCGACTGGAGGTATAACACAAATTCTGCTAAGAAGTTGGGGAGCAACTGATGCAATTACTTATGGTGCTACAGGAACACATAGCATAGCAAGTATTCTTGAAGTAGCTGCTGATGC